TATGGTTTAAATACATATATTTCTATAACCTCTTTTTTAGAACCATTACCAAAAGAAGGTATTCTTTTAGGTTTGTCACTAGGACTCATTTCAGACCACTTAGGATGGTAGTAATAAGCTTCTATTTGACCTTTTTTAGCTTTTTCTGCTCTAAGAGTCTCCATAGGAAAGTGTAGCACCTTCACAATGGCTGTTTTACGCTTGTTATAGACCACTTGAACAGCAGATTGACCTAACATCTTATAGTCGTTTACAACACGCCTTAAATCCTTTTGTTTTAAGAGCATCTTCATTTTGGCATACATCTCAGGTTTTATCTCACTGTCTGTAGCTTCTAGTCCTCTACCATAAATCATATCTACAATACCATTTATACATCTAGCATTTGTAGGACTGCCTAAGTATTTATCTATAAGTTCATCAAAGTAATCATTGTTATCTCCGTATTGAACCCAGTCTTTTCCGTAGACTTCTTTTATTTCTGGTATTTCATAACCAGATAAATTGACTACTCTAATATTTTTATTTTCCATATTATATTACTATGTATTCGTCTTCAGAACCAGCACCATATTCAGTGTACTTGTTCGTATTTAATGTGTGTATTACTTCATCATTTGTTTGAGAAGTTACATAAGCCTTATCTCTATACCATAAATTACCACCTTTACTGAATTGTAAGTAGTAAGCAGTTTCATCTTTTAATATAGTAGAAGCTAATGATACAGAAACAAAGTTTCCATTGTCAGAAGCTGTAAGGTCTGTTAGTGTTTCGCTTTTGTTTGTTCCGTCTTGTGTTATAGTAAGATTTATACTTGACAAAGACGTTTTGTCTCTAGGGATTATATTAATCGTCTGAGAATCTGTATTTGGAAGTAATCTTATCATAATAAGATAACTGAAAAGTATTGATTTTGTTTTATATAGAAAAAGCCCTAATTAAAGGGCTTTATATCTATTATGTTTAAGAGTGTACTATGTTTAAGAGTTCACAACAGTAAACCCAGTAGTTGTTGGGTCAGCATCTAAGAAATTAGCAGGAATCTTTTCCATCCCTGTTAATGTTAATGTGTATCCACTTAAATCTCCCATAGCACCACCTGTTACAACAGTTCCTCCTGAAACATCCATTCCATGCTCTAATCCAGACAAGAAATAGTTTCCGTTATTATCTTTTATGATAACGTGAGGTCTTCCCCAAGAAAGTAATTTTAATTCCTTGTGGTCAGCAACAGTTAGTTTATGTAAAGAAAGTTCTAGTACTTGCTCAAAAGCAGTTGTTCCATTCTCTCTACTAGATTGAATGTTTTGTGTAAAAGATGAAGTTCCTTTAATATCGTATTCATAAGCACTTGGAGAACCAGCGACAGCTTCTATAGAATCTGTGTTAGTTGTATCATAAGTGATATCTCCTATTGTGCCATAATTAACAAAGTAAACTTTATCTAATCCACCAACGCTGTCTTTACAAGGCTCTGTTCTATATAGTGATAAATTACAAGACATATTATTAGTTTTTTAAAAGTTAGTATTAAAAGGGTGAGTGGTTAAGCCCACCCTTTATTTAATTATTATTAAGCGTTTACTCTGTATACGATATCTCCTCCGATTCCGTATTGTACTCCGCTTGTAAACCTCATGATTACTCTTACATTTTGAGAACCATCTAAGTCACCCATATCGATAACTTTTACTTCGTTGTGGTCAGATAAAAGACCTGTTCCAAAGTATAGGTTAGATTTTTCAGCAGCAACAGCAGTGTCATCAGCTAATCCATTAGCAACAAATAGTTTTACACCATCAAAGCTTAATGAACCATTGTTCCACCATTGAGTTCCTTGAGAGTTTGTACCAGCAGCACCTAATCCAGAAGCTCCAAATCCACCTAAGCTTCTTACATAAGCTCTAGCGATGTTTTGAGATACATATACATACATATCTTCTTGTCCGTATAAAGAAGAAGGAATTGCATCTACGATAGAACCTAATTCAGCGATTACGTTAGCAGAAGTAATTGCAGAACCAGTTACATCTATAACATCAGAATCAGCAGCTAATAAAGTAGAGAATCCATCAAATTCACCTGCGTTAGCGTTAACTCCACTCCAGATGTTTTGCTCAGTCTTCTCAGCAACTTTAGCAGCAACGTGAGAGATTAAGAAATCACTAAATTTTGGAGGTAATTTGTCAAATGAAGAATATCCCATTTGTACAGCTTCCCAATCAGAACGGAAGTCTTTTTTACATAGTTCAATATTAACTTGGAACTCTTCTGGTTGAAGGATTCTTTCAGTTAATGTTACTGAACCTGTGTCAGCAAAATCACATGAAGCATTAGCAATAAGTCCACTTGTAGCGACCTTTTTGATTACTTCCTTAAATTTCACATTAGGTTTTACTGAAATTCCACCATTTTCTATAGTAGAACCAGATAATAATGCAGCAGAGATATACTTTCCAGCAAACTCTCCAGCATAAGTACTTGTAATTGAAGTTGTAGTAGCCATTTTTAATTATTTTAGTTTTGGTTTTATTATGATATTTTGTTTAGTACTCTATCCATTATTGTTTGTGGTCTGTTTTGACCATATAAATGAACATTGTTTTTTTCTACGTTGGACTCAGGAGAATGAGCAATAGGCTCTACTTCTGGTTCCTGTGAAGATAACTCCACTTCACTTTCTTCTGATACTTCTTCAGAACTCAATTCTTCTGGAACTTCAGGAGACTTTTCGTCACTCATTGATTCCATTAATTGGTCGTACATTGCTTTTACTTCAGCAATAGCTTTAGAAAGTTCTTCTTTAGTAGCATATAAATTTTCTTCTTCAATCTCCTCTACAGGAATCTCATCAGAAACTTCATCTTTTACTTCTTCGATAACTTCTTCAGCTAATTGTACATCTTCTTTTACTTCTATCTCTTTGACTTCTTCAGTCTCAGATAGTAAGATTTTCTTAAATTTGTCTACGATGTCGGTAGCTTTCATATATTATTGATTTAAATTAACAGTATAACTTGATAACCTCAAGCTTTTATTTTTGTTGTATTTTTAGTTAGCTGCTGTACAAGCATCACAATCATCATACAGTGTAGCTGATTCTATATGGTGTTCTCCACTAGCAGAAACATTGAGTACAGTATAACAATTACTATGACCTGAGTTTTCAAACTCTAAGTAATAAATATTACCTACAACTAATTGTGTATCGTGTAAATGTATTTCTTTGTGCATTGAATGACCACATCTTTGCACCCTATAATAATACTCATCTCCAACAGTAGCTTCTCCACTTATATTGCCTATGCCTTGAGCTTGTAAAGAACCATCACAACATTTCGTTGAATATGTTCCATCTTTACATAAACATCCTCTTCTTGATGAACGAGGACTTGTTCTACTTGGTGTTTTTTTATATCTTTTTCTCATTATTTCTTTTTAACACAATTAGGTTTTCTTTTACCATCTATAATTTGATAACCTTTTTGCTCATAGCCATCCCAACAAGGACTCTTAGTAGTTGCTCCAGCTTCTACTGAATGCGATTCACAAGGCATATACCACATCTTCCCTTCATACTCATGCTCGTGTATTAATTCACATCCTATATCTTTAGCCATCTCTAATGCTTTCTCTTCAGAAGAGTATGCTAATCTATCGTCTATAATAGCATAATCATCATTTATTATTTCAGAGTATAATGCAGTAACTGAATTATTTACTTTCTTATCTATCCTTTTAAGTTTAGATATAGCCCAGTTAACACCAGCACTACCACCCCAAGCATCCCACATTATTCCTCCACATCCTTCAGAGTATGGCACATCTTTGTTTTGTTGATGTCTTTTAAAACTAGCCATTCTAGCAATCGTTGACCTTGTTATTTTTTGTTTATTAGCTAATTGTGAAGCTCTTCTCCATCCTACGGAAGTTCCACAAGAACTACCATTTTCTTTTTTATACTTTAAAGCTCTCTTTGCATTGTTTACTGCACCTTGTGGATAGTCGTTATATGATTCTAATTCTACTTCTTGTGAATCTAAGAATGCTTCTTCCATTTCATATAATTTAGATAAAGCTTCCATTTCATCAAAGTCTTCTTCTACACTTTCTTTTGGTCTTTCATCTAACTTATCAGCAAAGAAACCTTCTATAGAGAACCCTTTTACTTTACCTTCTTTTACAAAGTTGTTCCATACTTCATCATTATTTACTTTTACAGATACCATCCAAGTTCCTATAGGTAAATCAAAACCATATTTTCTTGACTTGTCTTTCTTTTTATCTTCTATAATCCAAGATTCTACAACAGATAACCCATTGAGTTTAACGTCGTGTTCTAAAGTTGAATTGTTTTGTTTACCTCTTGATAAGAATAATTCAGATGCTTTTCTAACAGTATCCTCACTAAAGAATATATTATACTCATCTTCTCCATTAGTTCTGTATATTTTTTTATTAGGTATAAGAGCAGCACCCATTAAGATTCTTTTCTCTTTATCTACTTCAGCAAGTTTTACTTGTTGTTTCTTTAATGCAATAAAGTCTTCTTCTATTGCTGGATTCTCGACAACGCTTATAGCTTCTATTCCACTAAATTCGTTCTCTTCATCAATATATAGTTCTATTGTTTTCATAATATGATAACTTTTATTTTTGTATTTTGTTTTATTTATCCTATTGTAGCTGTTGAGTCTATTTTTCTATCTAGTTCTTGTGCTGAACTAACATCAGAACTTAACACATAAGCTTTTATTGGTTCACCAAACCTAGCACCAACCACACCAGCTAACTGACTACCTGCACCTTGACCTACTACGTTGAAGTCTGGAGCTGATACAGAAACAGAACCTGCACCGCCACCCTTGTCTCCGACTGGAAGTTTAGTAGCCATTATGTCTTTTACTTGTTTAAAACCAAAAGCACCTATTGCAGTAGCGTGAAGTATTCTAAAGAAACTAGGCACCTCTTTATCCCCTAAAGCTTCTGTAATAGCTTTTCTTGTGTTTATAATTGCCATTGCAACAGCTATACTTTTACCTAAAGCAGAACCTTTTCCTGCTATAGCTATTGCAGCATCAGCAGCAAAATTCATTATATTTAATCTAGCATCTTCTCCAGCTTTAGTTAATTTGGTCTTTTCTCTTTGGTTTTTACCTTCTTCTATTTTTTTCTTCTCTTCTAAATCTAAAAAAGATTTACCTTGTCTTTTCCTTTCTTCTATTTCTTGATTTATTCTTTTTATTTGATTATCATGTCTTTTTTGTTCTAAATCTTCTTGAATCATTATTCTTCCAAGTTCTGTACTTGCCATAGATGCATTAAAAGCTAATATAGCTTCAGATTCATTCATTAATAGATTTTCTTTTCTAAGAATAGCTTTCCTTTCATCTTCTTTTCTAAAAGCATCAAGTTGTAAAAAATAAGAACTTGAAATAACTAGTTGAGCATTTCTAAATTCTTGTTCTGCATTTACTATAGATTGGTCTGATGTTTCTTTAGCATTTTCTCTTTGTTTAGCATACCTGTTTCTAACAGCCTGAACACTTGCACCAGATTTTTCTGCCTTTTTAACTTCTCTTTCTTCATCTTGTTTAGACTGTTTATTAAAATTATCTAATCTAATTTTTTCATCTTCAATAAACTCGTTCTTTTTTATCTCTATAGCATCTATGGCAGCATCAGCTTTTATTCTAATTAATGTTTGTTGATTCTTTATTTCTGCTTTTTCTCCTAATTGCCTAAACCTTTCCTCCTCTTTAAATAAATCAAATATTTTTTCCTTAAATACTTTTATTCTTGAAGCTATATATGATTTTTCTGGGTCATCATCTCCTTCTGTAACAAATATTCCTTCTTCTTGTATTTTTTTGTTTAAATCAGTAATGTCTTTAGTTAGCTCTTTAACCTTTTTACTCATTTTTCCTGAAGAAATACTTTCAATTGTAGCTCCTCTTGGAGCTATGATATTAGAAATAGGAATAAGATACTTTTCGAACATGCTTAAATTGTCACCAATTTCTTGGTTTTCTAAAGACAAAAGCTCTGTAAACTTTGATTTTAATTGTGTAATATAAAATTCAACTTCAGCTTGTTTTTGTAACGCCTTTATGTATTTTTCTGTATTAAGCGTGATGTCTTCTGTTAATTCTCCCTGTTCATTTAATTCTATATTTAAGTCTTTATGATTGTCATTAAGCTCTTTTATTATTTTATTTTTTTCTTCTAATGGCAAATTAGCGTCTTTTAATATAGATACATAAGCAGATATTTCTATAGCTGCTTCACCAAAGCTATTCTTTAAGGAATCAACAGAATCCTTTGCTTCTTTGCTTTTCATGGCAACTTTTTCTAAAAGAGCAACAACAATTTGAAATAAAACAATAAAACCTATTGGTCCCCTCATTACTTTAAGTAACTCATCAAACCCACCTTTTACACCCCCACTTGTGGCTACTAATGTAATCATAAGTGTACTTAATTGAGATATGTTGTTAGCCATTGCAGTAAAACCATAATTAGAGTCAGATATGGTTCTACCAAGTTCAACAGCAGCAGCACCAGCCAAACCTGTTTTGTCTCTCATTTTATTAGCAGAATTTGCCGCTAATTGTTGAGCAGTAGTTAAGTCCCTTAACTCACCTTCTAACTCTGTAATAGCTAAACTTTGTCTTTGATATTCAGCATTACCCCCAGCAGTTGCAGCTCTAAGCTGTGTTCTTAACTGTATTTCTTTTTTAATTACATTCTCTGTTCTGCCAAATGTACCAGTATTTTTGTTTATTTGTTTTTCTAATGCTTGAGCAGCCTTTGTAGTATCCTTAAACTTCTCTTCTAGTTTACCAATACTAATTGTTCCTTTATCTGTGTTTACAGTTATGGTTAGTGTTTTGATTAATTCAGCCATTTGTGTTGCGTTTTATACTGTTTTTTATTTCTTTCCAAGTTGTTGGAGATTTGTATTTCCCTTTTGCTATATCTATATCTTCATCATATATATACCAATCAGAAGAATTTAGTAAGTCTATTATGTTTTTTATCATGATGGTAATTCGTTATCTACTACGTTTAATAATTCTATTTCACTTAACTCAGTCTTTAAGTTTGTCTTTATTGAGTTTATTATAAATACTCTGTTATTAATAATAAATCTGTCGTTTAACTTCATATTAAGAAGAACTTCTGTAGTTAAGTATGCTTTTACTTTATACATTCTTCTTTTAATGTCAAATATGTCATCTATATATTCCTTATAAAACTTCTTAAATAAAGAGTTTGTACTACCCTCATAGTCTTTTAAATTCCATTCATCTACTTCATTATCAAAGTTAATTGTATGAGCTGGGGCAGTAGAGGAAGTTCCATCTTCGTTTGTATTGGAAGGTCTAAAGTAAAAAGACAAATAATCCTGCCCTCCACTAATCCAATTTATAGCTTTGTCTTCAGTAGGTTGTGATTCTCTTATTCCATAAAATAGAAGAGGTTTAGTTAAAGTAGCTTCATAGTTTCCTTGTGTATAATCTTCAAGTATCATATAGTTATCTCCTGAAGAAAACACATTATCAGAAACGGATAAGGTGTCTGCACTATCTATAGCAGTAATTAATGCAGATTTATTATTTGTTAAATTTCTTATTATATTTCCTACTGATAAGTTTTTCTTAGTAAAGTCTTCTACATTGGTATCTTTTAACTTGTTAGACAAAGTATTGGTTGCAGCTCCTTGAACTTTAATAACATAATCTCCACTAAATTCTCCATTAGCAGAATATCCCCAAAGTATATCTGTCAAGTAAGTGTCGTTTGTTCCAGTGTGATAAGGACTACTGCTAGATTTGTTATCGTCAAATAACCTTTCAAACTTCATATGTTCAAATAGTGTCTCTACAGAATATATTTCTGCCTTATCTATACTAGCTCTAACTCTTTCATCTCCGAATACATCATTAAATTGTTCTTTGTGATTTATAGCCAATAATGTACTAGGCTCTTGATATTTAAAATCAACTCCACTATAATTAACAGGAGCATCTACATTAGTATTTGATATATCTATCATGCTACTAATATCATAACTTCCAGAAGAAGGGTTGTTTATTGCGTCAGCGTAATAATTATCTAGAGTGTCTACATATATTTTGCCAAAGTCTGCATCATTAACATCATCAATATAATAAGCAGTTAGATTAAACATTTTAAATATACCAGTTAGAAAATCTATATTTTTCATTTCTGGCACGTTATCTGTAATTATTATTTCTTCCGTTGTTGATATTCCATTAGCTTCATAATCTGCTGTTGT